TGTCTGCCTCAATCGTCACATACGACTTAGACTTGCCGCGCTTGCCTTCAGGCTTGCGAAGAGAGTAAAGAGTTCCTCCGCTTTGAGCAGCACCGCAGTGCCCCATTCGCTCGCCTTCAATGTCGCACGTGCTTTTCTGTAGATCGTACCAATACGAGCCATCATCAAACGTGTGGAGGACTTGATCAGGATCGTCTATTTGTGCTAGTTCTGCTTCGGCTTTATTATCAGCTTCCACCATAAGATTATACTCATCGAGGATTCTGATGTTGTCTGGGTGCATGTTTAAGAATATGAACACATCGCGGAAGCGTGTCTCAAAGCCTTTCCACGCGCGATCTTCTGTGTTATATAGTACCTCTTGAACAAACTCAACCACGTCGCTTTTGAGCCCCAGCTTGCTAAGGTTTTTTGCAGCCCTCTTAAATGCTCTCGGCCACTTGCCCAGAGCCTCATCTTTAATCGTTCGTCTAATGTTCTTAATTACTTGCTTGGTGCGGTCGGCTTTCTCGGCGCTCCACTCTACACCTTCATTCAGGATGCTTTCAAACTGAACGTCAAGTTTGGGAGGCTCTAACTCATCCCGTTTCATACCACCTGTGTAATAATTAAGAGCCGACAGCAGCGGTTCCTCCGTCTCAACGAGAAGGCGCTGCAATTGTATGCGGGGCATAAACTGGTGGAGATGCGTTTTCTTCCACCTGTGCCCCATCCACGTCTTTGCGCTTTCCGGCGCATCGTGTAGCGCAGACTCAATAAAGTCTGCAATCATTTCGGTGAGTCCTATGTCTCGGACTCCCTCATCTAATCTTACATTTTCTTTAAGGTATCTAAACCATTTATCACTTGAATAACCCATAAATAAACCTCAACATTATAAATAGTTTGCTATTTTGGATTATCTATCATAATCGTCCTCAAGTCTTACCACGTCATCAAGGTGAGGGGTGCTAACTTCTACGATTTCCACGGCAGCTTCATTCGCACCAAAGCGATGCACTTGATGAGGTAAGACGTGAAATGATTCGCCTGCGTGAATCTTTTGTATCTTATCGTCAGCATCGTAGTTGTATAAGATACCGCTAAGAACATACACAGTCTCTTCTTTGATCTGATGGTATTGCTTGGACAGTCGGTGGCCAGCGTTGATGTGCAGCAGCTTACCCACGTAGCCATCTGTCTCTGCCCAGATTATTTCATGGCCCCAAGGCTTCTCTACTCGTCTCATGTTATCTCCAAAAAAGTTGAACGCCCACAATCATCATGGACAAAAATACACAAATCATAGTCTTTGTGGTGAACATGCTCTCACCTAAAAAATGCCACGTAAGTATGGGAAAAGTCAAATAAGACATGCTAAAGATTAAGAACCTTGGACCCCACACTTGCCCCATCTCTTCATAGGCAAATTTTACACCATACAAGAAACAAAGCCCTGTCGGTAATCCATACAAAACAACGGCAAAAATTGGATGCTGCTTCCACCACTCCCAAACAAATTGACTGTTGATTTGGAACCAGGCTAGCGTCTGTCCAAGCGCGAACAAACTCATGGCCAACATTAATTTACTAGAAATTTGTAACAATTATTTCCTCACATTTAGATTGTTGATTAGTTTGGTTCCCACGTTTGTCAATCATTATTTTGTTATAGTTTTTGTAGTCCTCAATTAACAATTCATCAAACTTGTAAATTAAGATTATTTTTTTATTTTTCGTATTCTCAAAAATGTTTTTGATATTTTTGTGATTAACGCGCGTAGTTTCATGACCAACACTTGTTGCTCCATCAAGAAGATTAAGGCTGTACTTGCCAACTGGTAAAAGCACGTAGTCGGATTCTAATTGCTCGCATACAGAATTAAGCACATCATCACAATCAACATCTTCATAGCTTATGTGAAAATTAGGAACTTTAAAATTTTTTATACTTGATAAAGAGAAGGGGTTTATTTCAAAAGTTTCTGGAGAACCTGAAGATATGCTTCCCTTCTTTGTGCAATTATTCAGATAAACAAACAAAGCAGAGCGAACAAAAGGATCCGGGTATTCCATCCATGTTTCTTGAAGTAAATAAAAAATATCTTCTGATGATATTGAGAACGTGTCTGTTTTTAGAATATTGTATATTAATCTTGCGTCTTCAAGCATGCAACTCCAAAACTCTTCAACGACATACTTGTTTGTTTTAGCCATCACAAATCTGCCTGCTTCGCAAAGACTAAACTCAAGAGTGCCTGAGAAAAACAAATAGCTTGTAATCACGCTACCTTTAGGAATTATTTGCTTTAGATAACTTAAAGATGCTATAATTTCATCGTCATGTTTAATCGGCGACTTCATTTTTTTGATCAGTAGAAAATTGCTGTTTGAAATTTGTTAACTGTTCTTTAAGATCGTCAATCTGCTGGGCGGGCGAAGTTTCTGGTGTGGAATTTTTAAAAGAGAGATAGCCCGATACAATGTTCGCTATATCATCTAAACGCATATCAACGCTTATCATTACATCCCTTATCTTTTCAATGTCTTCTATCACATGTTGACTAAACACTGTATTAGTATCTTTGAAAATATCCTCGGTAGATTTAAGCTGATGTAGTGCAGATTTGAGCAGTCTCTTGACCTCTCCTTCTAACTCCTCAGTCGTGACCGTATACTGTAATTTAATTCTTTGTGTCACTTTACCCTCTTAGTAGTTGCCTATTGTTCTTTAACGTAGTCTCAATTACCTCTGGTGACCCCACAACAACGATTTCAGTTCCTGCTTGCCCTCTGTTGATTGTTAGTTTGGAAAACTGATGCGCCGGATCTAAACCTGATGCAAGTCTGCCTCTTTCGTTAAGCTCTTTCATTCGCTTTTCCTCCCGAATCATAACAACGTGCTCAGGGTTAACAAATACATCGCGTAATGAGTAAAGTTTATTGGTGGTAACTGCACCGTTATTACACACTTCTGTAAGTTTAACGAGCATATTCACTCTCCACGTGATAAGTAACAGTTTTATTTACGGTCCACATATTTCCATCTAAAAATACATCATAACTTCTATCATTTTGATCACATACAACTGCTGTACGCGGAGCATCTGTAATCAAATATCTTTTGTCGCTTCCATCACGAAGCCAGTGTAATCGCGCGTGTTGCGGGATCCATACTAAGTCTCCTTTTTGCATATTTTCTGTCATAGTTTACTCCGTTTGTATGATCCCATAATTGGTGGTGATTAAAGTTCCTGCACAACTAGCTGCGTTTTGCAAAGCTGTTCGCGTAACTTTAACGGGATCTATAACACCACTTTTAAATAGATTAACTAGCTCTCCTGCTCTAAAATTCCAACCATAATTTTTATCAGCAGCCAAAACTTTCTCAATAATTATGTCAGGAGATTCATTGGCGTTCTGAGCCATTTGGCGTAGGGGCTCCCTACAAGCCTCCTTGACCACGGCAGCACCATATGATTGCTGCTGATTATCTGTGGTGATAGCAATTTGCTCACATGCATGTAAAAGCGCGGTGCCACCGCCACAAACAATACCCTCTTGCTGTGCCGATCGCACCGCCTCAAGAGCATCTTCAATACGGTGTTTCTTCTCAGTCATTTCAACTTCAGTGGCACCGCCAACTCTAATCACGGCAACTCCTGACGATAAGCGAACAATTCGCTCTTGGATACGAGAACATTCATTTAGAGACTCAGTATCTTTAATTAACTGTTTGAGTGAGGAAATTCTATCCTCAATCACTTCATAATCACAGTTGCCTCCTACAATCGTTGTGGTATATTTATTGCTGTCAATAGACTTCGCAGTGCCTAGGTCTGTCATTTGAATGTCTGTAAGTTTTGCTCCGCTTTCTCTCGTGATAAAATTAGCGCCCACAGACGCAGCTAAATCATTAAGTATGTTTCTCCTTTCCTCGCCGTACATAGGAGCTTTTATTGCGGCAACTTTAAGTGTGCCTCTCATTGCATTCATGATCATTGCTGCAAGTGCTTGACCTTCAACGTCCTCTGCAACCACCACTAAGGGGCGATTTTCTCTTGCAATCATTTCAAGCACCGGTAAAATACTTTCAACATTTGAAATTTTGTGATCAGTAACCAAAAATAATGGCTCCTCATAATGCATGATGCCGCGCCTCTCATCGGTAATAAACGCGCCTGCACAAAACCCTGCATCAAACCTAAATCCCTCAGTGATGTCAAGTGTTGTATCAATAGAGCGAGACTCTTCAATGGTAATAGATCCATCTTGCCCCACCTTATCAACAGCAGTGGCAATTAGCTTACCAATAGAGTGGTCATTATTTGCAGAAATAGCAGCAACATGCTCAATGTCTCCAACACTTTTTACTGGCTGAGCCATGTTTTTAAGGTTAGCTACCACTTCCCTAACAGCCAGATCGATGCCACGTTGTAACTCGATAGGAGAAACACCGGATGCGATGAATCTCTGGGATTCTCGTAGTATTGCTCGTGCAAGGACCGTTGAGGTCGTTGTTCCGTCCCCTGCCTCGTTATTAGTTTCAATAGCCGCTTGGCGTAATATTTGAGCGCCTGCATTTTCAAATGGATCCTCTAGTGCTACAAAATGTGCAACCGTAACACCATCCTTTGTAATAAATGGTTGCTTGTCTTTTTCTTTTAGCAGAACATTGCGACCTTTCGGTCCGAGTGTTGACGCTACATTATCTGCTAGTACGTTCGCGCCTTTAATAATCTTTTGTTGAAGAGTGTGATTGTCATCATAAGCTCTACTCATTGTTCCCTCATGGTTAGATTTATATTATAATCCCTGAATGATTTTTTGTCAAGGGGTTAATTTATTTGTTTTGTTTCTTCAGTCTTTCTACCGATCATCGCTGATGAACGGATTGCGTCATTTGCTTTAGTTTGATCTTGAAGACCTCCTGCGAAATACCCTTGGAGGTTTTTACTTAACACTGAAAGCTCCTCAAAAATTTCAAAGACCGTTTTATTAACATCATCAATAAGTTCATTAAACACTTTTTGAACATTGTTTCTACCAATTTCTATGTCACCAAGTTTAAGTTCTTTTTGTCCAGAACCAAAAACGTTATATTCTCCAGCAAGATAATCAACCGTATAAATATCGTTTCTTCTTAATTCGTACTGGTTACCATAGCTACGATAGCCTGCTGTCAGCATTAATGCCTTACGCTTTTGGGCGCGCGTGAGAGTATTAAAAAAGTTTCTAGACTGCGCAGATGTTGCATAAGAGCCTAAACCCTGTCCTATCTTATTTAACTTGTCCACAGCTTCATAATAAGCGGTCATTGCTTGGTTTTGAACTTGATAAAGTAAAACAAATAGTTGTTTTGGATCGACGTTTTCAACTTGATTGTCTTCCATAAATTTAGTAAGCAATTGCAAAAGTGGTGAACTACTTGATGGGCGAGTAGATCGACCGCCCTGGCCCACACTAAAATTTTGATATCCTGGCTTCTGCTTGACATAAAGCTTCCGATTGTTTTGATAATCGAGTGCTTGAAGTAAGCTAGGATACCAAGGCTCAGAGCCAATTTCATTACTCAACATATTATTAAATGTTTCTTCAATGTCATCTAAGGTTGGAAGTTTTGGAACTTTAAACTTTAAGTTCTTTCTATCGTTAATTACGCTTGACGGTAATCTAATAAGTGAACTATTTTCACCAGAAGAGCTTCTGTACAAAATCTCCACTATATTGTCTGAGGTTAGATCATATTGATAAACAGAAATACTTCCTCTACGCTCTAAATCTTTACCTTCTAGTTGCTTTGTGGCGACCACATACCTCATATAGTACGGCGGCTTTATCAAGTCTCCAATTAAATCATTGTAACTACCGCCGGCTTTCAAGGTCTTTTCATTATATAGCTTGAGACTAATTGGCACCCCCTGTGCTGTAAGGTCTGCAATTGTTTTTGCGCCCGATGCGGGGATTTGTGAACCACCAAGCAGCACGGCCAAAAACGCTTCAAAGTTAAATCCAGCAGACGAAGCATTAAAGTTAGTTATGACAGTAGTTAGTGTTTTTAAAAAAACTAAGTACGCCAAAGTTGATGCAATCTTTTCACCTTGCGATTCTCCAAACCCAATCAACGATTTGGCGTAGTCTGGATCATTGAGGATTCTAGATACATTCTTTAACTTAACACGTAGATCTGACCCAGGAATTCTTTGTAGATATTGTTCCAGTTCTTGTCTTTTAACTTGTGTGCCCTCGTCGTTGCTATCAAGTGATGCCCAACCCAACTCAGACACACTTGGCGCTGGAATGGCCTCGTATGAAAATGTTTCTTTCGCTTGGAATAATTGTCCTTGAGCTTGAAATTCTTCCCTTATAATATTGTCCGACTTTAATAAGTTCATAATTTCGTCTATCGTGTTTTGTATGGATGACTTAACCTCCACAGGCTTCTCTCTCACCTCAATAAACATATCTTTTAAATAATCTGACATTTCTTAATTCCTATACAATAATATCTGCAATTCCAAGTTGAACTGCCTCTTTCGCAGATAGATAAACATTAACATTGCGATTTAGCATCTCTTTTATATCGCCCTCGGTCATATTAGTTTCAGCGGCCAGGCAGCTTGTGTACATATCTTGAAGATCTTGGATAGCTTCAAGCTCATTTGTTAAATCTTGCAAATTGCCATGATTGCCTGCTGCAACGGAGTGTATCATTACACGGCAGTTTTTTGCTATACGGCGTTTGCCCTTAGTGCCACCAGCTAAAAGTAAAACCCCTGCTGACATAACCTTACCCAATCCAAGCGTGTGAATTTCACTTTCCTGCCGAATTGTACGCATAATGTCATATAAAGCAAACATATCGTCTGCGCTTCCACCGTATGTAGAGATGTAAAAATCAATAGGCTTTTTGTTCTCGGAACTTTTCTCAAGTCTGTTGATTTCATTTAAATACAACATCGCATGAATTATTTCTGCAACTTTGTCTTCGCTAACATCGCAAAACATTCCAATAGTTCGCAAATCCGGTTCGGATCTGCTATCCGCCAAAGCTGCTGGGTCTAGCAGTACAATTTTTTGTTCTTCATCGGTAGCTGAAGAAATTTTATCAAGAAGTTTTTTTATCATCTTTATCCTTGTTTAAAAGAGCTAAAACAAACTCTTTATTGTCATCCAAATATTTCATGCCAGATTTCCAGTTGTCAAAATCAACAATTGGAGCATAAAACCCAGGATGTAAATCTAGTATCTCTTTAATTGCTTTCTCTTTATAAGTAGAAATTTCATCATTAAAAGAGCGACGAAGATCTCTAATATCTTTTTCTTGCTCTTTATTTTCTCGCATCTGGCGAACACGAGCCGTATGTGAGTGATAAAAATTTTCCATAGATCTGGCTAAAACAGCTAAACTGATCAGCTGAGAAACTCGCACCAATCCAATGCTGATTCTGACTGAGCGAAAAAAGTAAAATGTTTTATGAGTAAAATAGCCAAAAATAAAAACTAATATGTATAGCCACCATGGTCCCATAATTCCTCCAAAAAAATAACCACTGAAGTTATCAGTGGTTAATATAACATACGGTTAGAAACCTGTCAAGTTACTTTGTAAGCCTATTCATAATACGCTCTGCTAACTGATCAACCATCTGCTCCTTGCGATTTTCTTTCTGTAGGCGTGCTGCGACTCGGCGTGCGACTTCAGCAACAATCTTATCTTCGTTGCTTTCCATCATGGGCTCGTCTTCGTCACCGCCCATGTCGCCACCAGCATCCATGTCCATGTCAGCACCAGCATCCATGTCCATGTCAGCACCAGCATCCATGTCTTCCTCATCTTCACCGGGAGCTTCCTCTACGCTAGCTGGCTCTCCTGTAACATCTTCAATAGCCATTTCAAGGGCATCCATGAAGTCGCTCATAGAAACCATGTCTCCGCCGCCTTCAGCGCCCATATCCATATCCATATCGTCTTCAGCGCCCATGTCCATATCCATGTCCATTTCTTCGTCGCCTTCAGGCTCCATATCATCGGCGGGCATTTCATCGCCCATGTCGTCGTCGCGCTGACCGGGCATGCCGCCACCGTAACCACCAGCACCCATCTCACTAAGACGCGATTGACCAAGGGGTCGCAAGTTAGCGAGCTTCATAAATTGGCGAATCTCGCCTTCTGTTAATAATTTCTTACGAGCCATTGTAAAATCTCCTTGTTTAATGACATAAACTCAAAAATAAATAGTAACATCTTTTGATAATGGCATCAAAAACGAAAACAACTTATCAAATTTAACGACTTAAGTTTTTTAAGCGCCTTTGTTTCAATCTGTTTTATTCTTGCGAATGATAAATGTTCACGTTCAGCTACTTCTCGTAGAGTCATGGGGCCATTTTCATATACTGAAACTAAAGTACAATTGTATTCATCAGGGTAGTCTTGCCAAAGACGACAATTTACCTCTTTACATTGTTTCTTTTTTCTCATACATTGCCGAGAGCAATCGCGTAATCCATCAACTTTTTTCATAAATCAGGATGCTCCTCTTCAATTAAATCAAAAATATTTTCTATCTCTCCATCGTTCAACCCAAAATCTTCCATATTCTGCTTTCCTTTGTCTCTTAACTGCTTTGATTTTGCTTTCTTTTTTTTATTCTGTGGTTTGATATCGTCAATGTAGCTTTGTATGCGCTCATCGCCGTCAAGGTACCCGGCAATCATGGCACGAAAAAACTTTGACTGAGTGACACCATCATGTCGCAACTTTAAGATAAGTTTAGCATGCTGGTGCGTGTTCTCAACAAACGCAACCTTCTTGTCCAAGTGAGGATTGGCTACGTTGTCAGACATTACCAACTCCTAGTGTTGATGTGTGTACGACTCTCAGATAATCCAGATGTAGTTTGCTCAACAAACTGTGCCTTAGCTTGAAGCTCCTTTAGGCTACGAGCCCCACTGTATGAAAATCCAGAACGTATACCTTTTTCTAAATCGTCAAGTATTAAATTCACAGATCCGCGACATGGCACACGTGTGGCCACGCCTTCAAACGACGAATACTTTCCACGCCATTCTACCTGCGCCTCTTTAGAGGCCATTCCGCGATAAGTTTTCCAACGAGCACCCTTCGCATCCATGAACATTTCTCCAGGCGTCTCGGTGGTTCCTGCGAGTAGAGAGCCCACCATCACAGCGTCGGCTCCTGCTGCCAATGCCTTGACCATATCACCAGAGTTTTTGATACCTCCGTCTGCGATAATTTTAACGTCTCTGTCAGTCTTGGCGCATTCGATAATTGTTTGTAGCCCAGGTAAACCGTGGCCAGTCTGTATGCGCGTAGAGCAAATAGAGCCGCCTCCGATGTTGCAGCGCACACTATCAGCACCCCAATCCGCAAGATCGTTGATACCCTGAAGAGTGGCAACATTACCTGCCATAAGGTGAAAATCATTGCCAAATAACCTTCTAAGTTCGCGCAGGGCCTCCTTCATCATGATGTGGTGGCCATGGGCTACATCAACACACAAAAAGTCAGCGCCATAATCCACCAGTGCGCTGGCTCGCTCAAGATAGTCCCCAGAGATGCCGATGGCTGCGCCAACGATACTTGGAGATTCAACTTTGTTTACCTCGCTCATCTGTTGTTTGATAGTATTATAGCGGTGGATAATTGCGCTAGCGCCAACTTTACCCATGGCGGTTCCCATTGCCCCCTCCGATATCGTATCCATTGGCGAGGCAAAAATAGGTAGCTGAAGGCTTACCCCTTTTCCTAAATCAGTTGATATATTAATTTCTGAACGCGAGCGTATGTCGGAGTATTGCGGGACTAACAATACATCATCATATGAATAAGACCTATTCATCTTCTTCCCCATCATGGCTTCTGTGCCCTCAATTTCTTAACTGGCGTTTTTTGTTTTTTAGATTCATTTAGTTCTGTCAGCATCTTGGCGTGCAAACTTTGAGCCGCAGGATCGGCAGCAATTTTATCATTGATTTCCTCTAAAGGGCTTTTTGCAGCCTTTGGCTTTGGGGTAGGTGCTTTTATTTTATTTTTAGCGACATCCTGCTTTTCGTTTTTAACAAATTCAACCGTGCTATTTTCACCCTCCAACACTTTTAAAGACGCTCTACATCTTGCGATGATGTTTACATTTTCCTCTAAAAGTAAAGACAAATCCGAATGGTAATGTCCGGCCATCTCTCCTGATTTTAAAGCATCAATAAACGCCTCTGCTGCTAACATATCTGATTTTAACTTTAAGATATGCGAATTGATTAATTTGTTGGACATTTCAAAATTCTCCTTTTATAAAATCTTCCATATTCTCATAAGTGTACCAAGTTCTTTCATCAGGTGTCTCTGGATCTTCAAGCAGCCGTATTGTCGGGGCACCTCCTGCGGTGGTTTTAAATTTTATAAAGCTCGGCACACCATTTAATTCTATCAATTCTGTGAAATTTTCCGAATCGTCATCCGACACGTCTGCCACGTTGAAAGCCAAAAAGAAAATGTCTTTTGAATATTTATTAGCCAAATTCACATACAAAGGCGCTAATTCATGACACAAATGGCATGATTGTGAATAAAACTTGATAACACATCTATTCTCCTCTTGCACCCATCCCTCTAATAGTTTGGTCAAAGCGATATAATTAAGTCTTGTAATTGGATTTTTATTCATTTTCAATTCTCTCCTTAAAATCTTTAATAACTTTTTTAGCTTGCGCCCAACACTCCGGACAATATAGTCTTACTGTGTTTTCGTCTTTTACCACCACGCTCCATGTCATAGCCATTTCCTTACTTTTCTTATCAAACGGCTTTAAGCAGGCCAGACACTCATCTGGTAGCTGATCAAACTGGAAAATTTTTTCGGCGAGTTTTTGTGAATTATCTTTGCCCATTTTTCTTTCCATTTCTCGGCGCTGCTTACGATTCATCGGTTAATCGCTCCGAATACTTGCTGGCTACCGCTAGAAAACACCACAACCGCTGATGGAAATGGTGCGCTATTTGCACTATCGCCAAACTTTAAACGACCTTTGACAAAATAAACCTCATTGGCCTTCATAACATAATTGTGCCAGTACTTGGTATCTGTTCTCGCTGGAATTAGCATAACTACCTTAGAATCTCCATCCTTAGCAGTATTATATCCTTTTTCAATCCACTTGTCAATACCTCTGCCATATGGCGGATTTACATAAACAGTGTGTCCCGACCAATCTTTAGACAAGCCGTCCTCTGCTTCGGTATAAAAATTAGAACATTTTGTGTTTTGTGAATCTGCACAGGGATCCAAATCAAATGGTCCGAAGCGCCAGTTAAGTTTATCAAAAAACTCTTGAGGGGTTGCCCACTCGCCTGTCTTTGAGCTAAACATTGTCTTTTGTGTTTCCTTATTCATTGATCCTCTCTTTATTTTGGAAATCCATTTTTAACCAATAGGTTGGCCATTTTTACATAATCATCGTTAATATCAAAAGAGATCCACTCCACCCCTCTTTCCTCACAGGCGCGAGATTCACTGCCTGTTCCTGCAAAAGGTATGACAACTTTAGAATCCACTGAAGGATCGATGCAGGCGTCTAATAACTTTTTAGTTAGTCTAATTGGTTTTTGTGTTGGGTGCTTAATGCCATCTTCAATATTATTCTGCTTTGCTTGCTTGCTTGTATAGAGCATGTTATTGCTCGGAGAATAAACGTACCTCTCTGACGCACCAGACCCACCAGCTAATGCCGGAATCTTGATGACATCTCTTGGTAAGGCTCCTTTTTTATTTACAGTATATGTTGTTTCTTTGTCTTTGCCGCTGGTATTAAACCTGCCTTTTCCAGCTGGACGTTTTCTTTTGCCGTCCGAGTAGCCTTTTACAAAGCCTTCAGTGTATGGTTCTCTAACATCATCTCTATTAAAGATTCTATCGGGCTTGTTTTTCCACGCACACAGAATAGACTCATGGCTTCTTTGCCAAAAATGCAAGCTGGGGACTGTTTTGTTTGTATAATGCCATACAAGCCAACGATGTGGAATATTCATACGCACAGATATATGAGCTAAGATCTCACTAAAGCCATAAATATATAATGTTCCGGATGGTGCTAAGATGCGTTCGCACTCAACAATCCATTCCTCGCACCAATTAGCATAATCTTTAAGAGCTTGTCTGGTTTTATTATTACCAAAGTCTTTCCCAATATTATAGGGCGGGTCAGCAATAATACAATCTACCGAATCGGACTCTATATTTTTTAGACCATCTATACAATCTAGCTTATTAACTTCGTTCCACTTCATATACTACCAATTACCCTGTACTTTCTTAACAAAAGGCAAATCAAACAACCTATAGACCTTGTTCATGCCAGCCAACATGTAATCGTCGTTGCCGCCTTTTTCTCCACCTTGTTGTCTGTTAAACAACTTATCATTTCGCTCACGCATGAATTTCAAGAAAGCTATCTTTTCCATAAAATATAAGCGCAAATGTGGATATTCTCTGTGTGTTTGCTTTATTCTGATTTTATCTGAATCATGTGATTTAGACGGATTAACTCCACAAAAAACAAATCTATCCCAATCTTTCTCACAGGCAATGTGGTTGAAAGTAAACTCATCAGGCACGATTAGCCTTTGGTTTGTTTTCTTCCATAATGGCGAATTTGCTAATGAAAATTTAATCTCAGTCTTATAGCCATCAATTATGCGATCGTGCCCAGGATTGGTGGGCTTTTCAATAGTTGAACCAGCGCCACGAAACAATTTTTCAACAAACATTTCGCCAAATTCACCTTTATTCTTAGTTGATAAGCCCCCATAATTTTCAAAGTACGTATTAAGCCAGTTGTTTTGCTGGGATGTACGCATGAATTCAAGCAGCTCGCCGTCTTTAAAGGCATTTTCAATATTCATTTGTCTGTGCTCCCTAGGGCTCCTGTGCCCCTGTTGCTAATTGTTTTAGGGTACTCATATAGTGTGCCCATAATATTTTCTTGCGGTTGAAAATGCACCACTGGCATCATTACCAGTTGTGCAATCTTATCGCCGTCTTGGATTACGCGCGTATCGCGTCCGACGTTATGGACATTAATAAATACTTCGCCATCATACCCCGAGTCAATCACACAAGCGCCAACCAGCAAATTTAACTTAGCTGCTACGCTTGACCGGTTCTTTACTTCAAGCATATAGCCGTGAGGCACGCCAAAGCGCAAGCCAGTCGGCACTAGCGCACTGGCGTTAGGGTGAACCGCGATAATTTCTCCCGGCTCTTTTGTTGAGTAGAACACATCTAGCCCAGCGTCCGATGGATTAGCACGCTGTGGGCTGTGTGCGGTATCGCGGGTCTTGGTATATTCAATAATCACTCTTCATCTCCCGAGAACATATTGAAGTTCTCAACAACCTCGTCAATGTTTACCTTACCCTTGTAAAGACGATATGCCTTCACAGCGGCTCGGATCTCGTCAGTATTAAGCCAGCCGTTCTCTCGGAACTCAGAACGAAGCTCTCGCTTCTGCTCCTTGTAAGGTTCAATACACTCTTCAATTGCCGCCAGTGAACGAATATATTCCTTGACGTAACGCTTTCTTTCTTCATTAGTTGCAGCCATTATCCCTCCTATTGGATACTTTATAAGTGTAACAAACGCGGATCTTATTGTCAATGATTATTTGAAACTAAATTCCACTTTTACGCCAATTTTCATTTCTGGTATTCTTAATTTATTAGCGAGTTTGTGACGCTTGGCTTCCTTGGCGTCCAAAAACCAATCAGCGTGACCTTTTTCGTGAACAATATCGAGAAAATAATTCTCATCGTGGCCACAATTTTTTGCCATCATGCGGTATACCTTTTGATTTAATCTCTCGACCTCTTTTGCATCAGCCTTGATCTCTTCGACCTTTCCCCACCCCATCGAGCTTACATCGTGAATCATCACAGTGGCATCAGGATCCATGTATCTCATACCGTCCAAACCAAAACTAAAAAGAATAGCTCCACACGACATAGCCTTTCCTTGCACAATAGTAGCTACAGGAATACGAGAATGCTGTATATCTGAAATCATGGACATCAAACTATAAACTTGGCCACCATAACTATCAATAATAACTGGTAATGTTGGCTGGCCTGTGTTCTGGGCTTTCATTACTTGCTTTGAAAAATCCTCTGCCGCTTTCTCATCAAACTTATTGACGCGAATAACCACTGGTAAATTTTCGTTTCTGAATTTAACCTCTTTTAATAGAGGGCTTGGTGTATAAATAATATTCATTTTTTATCCTAATAGTTTAAATGTTTTGCCTACAGCGTAGGTTGAAAAGCCCCAGTTCTCGTCGTACTTTAAGCGAGCCATATAAGGGCGATTCAAGTGAATGCGATCCTTCTCTGGTTTAATGCCCCAACATCGGATGCGAGTGAGTTCATTATTGCTGTCAATGACTTCGACGATCCAATAGTTCTTTCCGTTTTTTGTTTTTCTCGGAGTAATCTTGCGAGGGATGAACCAGCACACGCACAAGTCTGGATCAAATTCAGAGATTGGAGGTACAAACTTCTCCTGTAATCTCTGGACTGTAGCCGGCGTGATAACCAAGTTAATCGGGAATACGCCGGTCAACTCAGTCTTGAACTGGATAATCTCTTCCTCGGTGAAATCTCCCTCTGGTCGGTAAAGTTCCAAATTCTCAGAAAATCTCTTGGGATTTTTTGGGCGGTCCACGATACAGGCAGACCAAAAGTGCTTTCTCCCGGTGAACCGATCATCTACGATGTCATCCAGCGCGCCACCACGACAGAGAGCATCCAGCGCTTTTTTGTTTAACTTACTGTATACTATTTCCTCTCGGAATAGCAAATCCTCTGCGTTAGTAAAAGGACGATGGGCGAGCACTTGTTCAATAGCCTTCTCTCCCAGTCCCTTGATAGATGTAAGCGGCTGGATGAGTGTCTTGCCGTCGCCGGAGATCTCCCACACCTTGCCTGACTTGTTGATGTCCAGAGGTGCAATCTTAAAGCCATACTTCTTGGCGATGTTGATTGCTTTTTCCTTTCTGCTCTCAGGCTCTTTATCTAAGAACGCGGCCATCCACTCAGCAGGGTAGTAGTTGAACAGCCACGCACACTGAAACGAGATAATAGAATAACTGACTGCGTGAGACTTGTTGAAGCCATAGCCTGAGAAGAACTCAAACTTGTCCCACAGGTCTTGAGCAGCGTCACGGGGTATACCCTTGTCAACACATCCTGTGATAAACTTCTTGTGCAGCTTGCCTTTCACGCTGTTTTTTCCGGTTCCTTTCTTTGTCAAAACTTTGCGCAAAAGGTTACCCTCGTCAAGAGATAAGCCACCCAGCTTATGGCCCAGCAAAGCAATCTGCTCTTGGAAGATCAGGAAGCCAAATGTCTCCTCGGTGATCTCGCGAGCCTCCTCCGACAGATACGATACATAGTGCGGCTGCTCCTTAGCATCAATGTAGTCTGCGTCAACACCAGCCGACAATGGGCCGGGGCGAAAGATAGACGTAATAGCAGAGATGTCAATAATGCTGTTGGGCTTTGCCTTCGTACAGAAGTTCTGCGCTCCGTGCTCTGTAAACTGGAAGACACCGGCCCACTTGCCTGGGTGGAAGACATTCTCATACACCTCTTGGTCGTTGAGATCCAGCGCATCAGGGTGGAGATACTGCATGTAGTAGTCTCGCACCTGTGCAAAGCTCGGATCCTCGATTCCGTGATGGCGGCGCAGAATGTGGTAGATTGCGCCCTCCATCATCTTTAACGTAGATAAACCAAGCAAATCAAACTTAATGAAACCCATCGGCTCAAGATGTCTGACGTTCTGGCCTTCTGCCCACGGAGCTTGACGCACGCCACCAGAATTAATCAGCGGCATACTACTGTCTAGATTCTCTGCGATAACCACGCCACCGGCGTGACGAGAGCACGACCGCACCTGACCAACAAGGCCCTCAACGTGAGCCTTGACTGCTGGATACTTAGCGAGGTAAGACTGAAGAGATGCCGAGTATTCCATTACCTCTTCCCACGTGGGCGTGTAGACGCCGGCCTTAATGCCGTGCTTCTTCTTTGCCTCGGGTGTAGCCTCGCGCATCATTACACCAGTCACTCGATTTGCCTCGGTGAACGGAATATCATAGAGCTTGGAGATATCTTTAATCAGCGATCTTAACTGAAGCGTATTCCAGTTAGAGATTGGCGCAACGCAATCGGCACCCCACATCTCCACTAGCTTCTCCTTGAGGGCCATACTATCAGACACATCATAGTCAATGTCTGGGTAGTCTGTAGCATCTGACCGCAAGAAGCGAGAGAACAGCAGACCATACTTGATAGGATCAACCTGCGTGATCCCAAGAGCATAAGCGACTAGCGAGCCAGCAGCAGAACCACGACCAGGGCCGGTCAGCATCATTGTGGATGCTACGTCAGCGATAGACTTCATAGTCAAGAAATACTTAGAGAAGCCTCGGTCATCAATAACATCTAGTTCGTGCTTAAGTCGCTGCACATACTCAGAATTCTTGTGTAGTCCTCGCTCCTTCAATCCCTCAAGAGAATACTGGACGAGCGCCTGAGTCGCTGTGAATCCTGCTGGAACCACGAAACTTGGTAGACGCACCGTATTATCTGGAAAAAACTTTTCAATGCGGTCAAACGCGATGCGATGTGACTCTTCAATGCTCTCGCGCACCAACTCATCATTATACTCAAAACCGCCCTCAGAGGCATACTTCTTATAACTCTCCCACATCTGATCGCCGTTCTTGGGGTATAGTTCATAGCCCACTTCTTCAACACCCTCGGGAAGCTCCGACTCCATGTAATCTGGCAGCCCTCCCTTGCCTAGCCAGCCTAGTCGGGTATAAAGCTCTCGATCTTTCCAGGCAGTAGGATTAGGATAGTGACTATCTGCTGTGCTGAGTAGTTTAACATTGTGCTTTTGCGCAGTTTGAATGACATATTGATTCAACTTGTGCTGATCCTCTACATTGTTCCATTGAATCTCTGCATACCAGCGATCACCAAACACATCCTTCATTCTCTCGGTCGTTTCGCTCATTGCAGCAAGAACAGCCTCATCGCCTTCTTCTCGGTTTTCCCAATAGTTTCCAGCGTAGACGCCTCCAAGACATGCAGAGGCGGCAATGATGCCCTCGTTGTACTTCTTTAACAGCGCGTAATCAATGCGAGGATAGCGATAAAAGTTTTCTGGCTGATAAGACTCAGATACTAATTTAAAAAGATTATTGAGGCCTGTTTGGTTCTGTGCGAGCAGCACAATGTGACGACGGCGACGAAGAATGTCTTGAACCTTTTTGCTGCTTCCCTCGTCTTCAACCGTTGCGCCTGATTGATCAGCTTTCTTAATCAATTTAGCTCGCTTCTTATCTTCCATCGCCTTTTCGTACTCTTCTCTCCACTCTTCCAGTGAAGGAATAAAGTACGCTTCACAGCCATAAATAGGCTTAAAATCTTTGCCCTCTTCTTGCATTTTCTTGGCATGCAGAACTTGATACGCTAATCCGTTCATATTTCCATGGTCAGTGAGAGCCAGTGCCTCTCCTCCGTTTTCATAGCAAAAATCCATATGCGCCTGGGGATAACCAAGTGCATCAAAAATAGAACCTGCTACACTATGTGCATGTAGGCCCACAAATTTAATATTAGACGTCTTTCGACTCATCTACCCTCCTAAAATTTAAATCTTATATGGTATTTTAGCGTGTTTGTGCGCTGTTGTCAATGGGTGTTTTGGTTTTTGTAAAATATTTTTTGAACCCAGGTAGGCACGGTAATTTTCCCACTTGGATAAATCATAATACCAGTCAACGCTTTTTAGGATTTTGTTTTTCTCTGATACTTTCTTGAATATCTTCTTCAGCGGGAAGTGTCGGGCCGACCATCGCTCGTCGTATGGCAGTTTCTGCGTCGGGAAGGTTTGGCCTGCTAAACGGGGTAAATATTCCCGCGAGGTTGCTTGATTTATGTGGTTTCTGCATGCTTTAAAATCATCTCCGTTAAATGTGAATGCTATAGGCAGATTATCTTTAACTGTTTTGTTATTATAAGACAGAAAAAAATTTGCGTCCCTTGAAGCAATCTCTAATCGGTGCGCACGCAAGCATGATAAGCTGTAGGCTGACAACGGGAATGAGACGTAGTATTTTTCTGGCAATACCCACTTTGATATTTTTGCTGCTACTAACCATGCGCTATATGCTCCATAAAGAATAGACCACCCGTATGAATCACGCTTATCGCGGTCATTTGGATGAATAGGGACATAATAAATAGGTATTTCTTTGCGGTTTTCCGATGGAAACATTGATTTTGTTTCATAATAAACCGGATCATAAATCCATTCCCCAACGGTGTCTCTGATAATTGGTGCCAAATCATTGTTAGCAACAATCCAAATTGTTTGACACCCAACCATAGCACACTCATAAACTGATTTTTGAATAGCTGTAAAGCCTGCATCCACAGGCATCATAACTTCTGGTAATTGTTGATTAAAATTAGTTTCTAAGCCAGCAACAGGTATGATGCCAGCCATGTGAATGTGTTGAGGCATTACAGATACCTTAAAAATCTATCGTAGGCGGCGCAAGATTTTGCAAGATTCTCAAGCAAAGATTTTTTCGATACTCTCGGAAGCGATATCCGATCGTTTTTTGATACAATCTCCATTGAATCTCGGCGCTTTGTTCGTCCGATAGGTGTTGTTCGAAATTTATAATGTTTAGGGTTTCCGTTGGTTGAGTAGCCATTTTGTCTTCCTCTCATTCCTCTTTTCTCCATCTCGGAGATCATTTTGAATCGTGCCATGGTTTCGCTGTAGTCAAACTCAGACAGCTGATCTTCCGTCAGAGTTGATACAACGCAAGCATCTTTAACGGGGGAGTTGCCGCACATTCGATCCGATGAGTAGAACCAGACTTCCTTAACAAAATCATCACCCACCCAAATGTAATCGATTTCGTGCTTGCCCCCGCTATTGAATGCAATCCAATCATAGCACGTGTAGGTTGGATTTGCAAGCTCTTTCTCTTTTACTAATCCAGAAATGTTGTCGTCACCAAAATAAAAGCAATTACTAAAGTTTAACGTACCTATCTTGGAGTATTCATTTGAGCAAATCAAATGCTCTCCATCAAATCTCATAGACGTGCAAAGATTTGCAAGCGGAACTTTGCCATCGAGATTGAGCAGAAACATCAGACGCTCCCATAGAAGTTCTGCCCTCGAACCAACAATTTTAACACCATTAGTTCTAGTAAGTTCTAGGCTCGGGCTCCTAGTAAGTTTAACGCACCCTAAGTCTGTATTCGGCTCAAGAAAGTCGAATCGAAAAGGACGACGAGGTTGAGAAAAAATAATGGGTAGATTATTATTAAAGGCGAACAATGTCGCCTTTAAATCACTTCCAATAACTATGTCTTCGTACTGTAGTATCAATCGTCCTTCACGTCATTAAGCAATTCAACAATATCCAAACCAGCGCAATCAATTTTATTCTTGCTTACGTGATAGTGGCTAATAAATCCAGAGAAGCTGCCATATTTTACATCCTGCTCGTATTTTGTGGAAGTTTTATTAAACTGGTTTTTAGGAGCTTCCAGTGGAACTTCTGCCGCTTTGTGTACCGCCTTCCAAAGCGCTTTCAGTGCATCAATTTGTGCCGGATAAAACCCAGTGTGCTCTTTTAACTTGTTGCCATGCACCCATGCATCATCAACTATAGGGCGCAGACCAAAACCGTTTTTTTCATACCAACTTTGATATTTTGTATAATATGCATTTGAAATCTCAACTCCTACAGACGCACGGTTAACGCGTTCCGATCCTGCATGCCATGCGCCGTGTTGCATGTCAAGTGTTTGATAAATTGTACCGTCGTTGTCAATAAGAAAGTGAACAGACGCTCCGCGCTTATCAAGCACACGCTGACAAGAACGAGACGATAAACAAACATCCCAATGATTAACAAATAAACGAATGTTGCGCTTTGGACGCCCAGAATAGCTATAATAGTTACCAGAAGGCGTCTCAAGGCCTCCACGCTCTGACCACAAGACAACCTTGTCCCACTCTATAGGTGTAAAATTGCCCTGATAAACGATATAGTTTGAATAATGACAATCATCCGGCTTATGATCATCTATATCTGCTTGGCGCTCTGTCCATAGGCGCCTAAAAGTTGCAGGGCCACACAGCCCATCCGCAGATAAGCCATTCTCTTTCTGCCACTTTTTAATTGCCCTTACCAACTTGTCATCATAGTACTTTTCGCCAAACCATGTTGGATCCCAGCCAAGTTTCGCTGCCGAAGATTCATTATAAAAATTTTTATCAATTGCCATAGTGATTATTCCTGTTGTTTAATAATACCCACTACATAATTATCAAGAATAACGTTTATTTTACTATTATTTATGGTTATTTCTTCAATCATCGATTTATCGACAATCACAGATGCTCTATCTCCGCGCATCACCAGTTGTTCCCTGAATCTTACATCTGAAGCGTAAGCAACTACTTCCGCCACTATATGTCTCTGCTCAGCTGGCTTATAATCTTCAGGCAACACAATGCTGCTGCCCGTCTGTGGTTTTGGTTTTGGTAAATTAATTTGAATATATCTGTTAACTGGTTTAAACATTGCCTACCTCTTGTTCTAAAATTTTTTGTTGTTTTTGATATAAAGTTTCACTCAAAAATACTTCTTCACGCCTACTACATTTTTTACAATACATACTTACATTAACATGACCACCCACCATAGCGCGAATATTGCCAGTAGGGGCCCAATAACACTCGCCACCATCCTTACGGCAGCGCCGTAAAAGAATTTTATTGCCCATTAAATGATTAAAATTCACATATCACCTCATATTGTACAACTATCGTTTGTGCAGAACTTAGTTCCGCTTCCGCCCTCATCAGTGTCAAATCTATGAATAGGCTGGATGTTTTTAATAAGCTTCTCGTATTGCTTTTTAGTAATTGGTTCATAGGGCGCTTGGACATAACCTGTCTCCTCATACTTTAAAAACGAAACAGCTTTTAATCTTGTTTCATACATTTCTAATGCATCTTTAATTTGTGATGCCTCTTCAGGCTTGAACGTCACCGTAATAGACACCGAGTTGTCAGCCCAGTAATGCTGGTATTGCGCTGCCATTTCCAATTGTTGCCACATCGAAACTGATCTCTTTCCTTTCTGGAAATAAGGCTCATGGACAGGAAACTCAACACACACGGTATTAGGCGAGTATTCATCATCTTCCATATTATACCCCGCCTCGGACAAAGTTTTAAGCAATTCTGAATCTTTTGCAAACCTGATCCGTCTAATATAGTACTCATCCTCTGGAAAATGAATGCCGGGAGTTGACCCGTTAAGAAGGGACACTGTTCCACTTGGCTTAATGCTAGTCATACGAATAGATTTGGGGATGCAGAGCCAATTAGAATATTCCTGATCAAGCTGCTGCACATACTCATAGGCATTGTCGCACCAGTCTAACATTTGACGCTTGCCATGCTTGTTAAAAGCCTGCACAACACCAGATTGCGACAAGCCGATTCGTCTATTTTTGAGCATCTTTGCGTTAGTCTCTGGCCAATGCGTGTTGGATAGTGTGATGGTCTTGCCATACAGGTACGCAATTTTGAGAGTTCTAAGATAATCTTCATAATCATCGTGCTTCGCGGGGAATGTCTCCACAAGGCAGCACAACTCCGCATCCTCTAGTTGCTGCTCGACACAAGGATTGAAACCAGCTACGTTGATATCGTCAAAGCGAGGGCCATCCTTAAAACGTCCACGTGTACGTGCATTGTCCAGCCAAATGTATCCTGGCTCTCCGTTCTTCTGTGATTGCTCTGCGTGCCAAGTATAATCCATACCTACCACAGCATTGAAAGAATTGTTGGAGCCCCATCGATGGTGATAAAGCTTTTCTTGATCATTTTTCATCTCAAGGTACTGGCGATCATCATGCGCACCCATGGCCAACGCAGCAGATCGGCGCACATTACCAGCAACTACGCAGCGTCCGATTAAGTTTTCAGTATCAACAATATCAACTGAAGTGATCGGTTCTCCAACTTTGGCTGTATATAACTCAATCAAATTATCGTGAAGTTCTTTAAGAGGTCCGTAGCCAGAAGACGTGCCGCCAAATCCACGGATTGGGGCCCCTTCCGGCCGGATGGCGGAATAATCAAATTTAGGTACGCGGGAGCCAAAAAAGAAACCATCTAGAAGTGTGTGCACAGAGTCTACCCAGCCCTCGCGCGAGTCGTCAATAACGAGCGTGTCATTGGTGTATTGAGGCTCTTTAATTGTTACGCTATTTTCTCCCTCGGTGTCAAAACCTACTCCGATGCCAACCATCAAAGCATCCATCATCCACGCAAACAAGTAGCCACCCTTAGTGGCAAGGTCGCGTGTGGAGCGGAAAGCACAATTGAATAGCCCCGCTGCTGTGCGCTCTTCAACAAACTTCGTGCCCATCATCCACAAGCCGCGACCAGGAGGTGTCCACTTCAAAGTAAATAAGCGGTCGTAGGCTTCCTTTGCTGTGCGCTGTGCTTTATTGTCATTCCACTCAAGGCCCAATAGAAAAACATGTTGTTTCTGCATGTTGAACATACCCTCGATAACGCGGCGGCATGTCTGCCACCATTCTTCTGAGCCGCTAGCATCTGGCTCAAACTCGTTTAAACGGCGTGCATAAGTACGTTTAAAAGTTACGTAGCCTAGCGGGCCCCATGGGACTTCTGCGTCCTTGTAGGGCTCAATAAATGTATCTGATAATCTAAATCTGCGGATATTTTCCAATGTTCTCATTTGCGTTTTCCTTTTCGTAGTTTAGTATACTTAGCTGATAATAACTGCTTCTGTGCCGCTGAGTCCAAAGCTACAGGCGCAGTAACAACCTGAGTTTGTCCTTGTGTGTTAGCGACAGGTGGCTTGGGCAGTATCTTAATGTTGACATTTGATGTATCCATAAATATTGGGTACACCATTCCATCAGGCCCATTCCTGTTTTTGGCAATAAAAATCTTGCCTTGATTGTTTTGTTTATCCTCAATCGTGCGAGATACTGAAAAGATAAAATCAGCCACGAAGCACTTGTTGAAAGCTTCGGAGATCTGTTCCATCGTAATAACTTCTGCGCTTAATCCTGAACGATTTGTCTGTGATGCAGTCCAAATAGGACATTGAAACTCCGTAGATAATGCGCGCAGCTCTTCATAAATAGACTCTAGTTCGCTTCGTTTCTCTTTTCTTACCGTCACTGGCTTAAGAAGATCAGCATAGTCTACAATAATCATTCCCGGCTTTATACCTCGTTTCACAAGGCGTGAAAGGTGTGCGCGAATTGTGTTGGTCGATGCAGATTTGGTAGGATATTCTTTGATAATCAGGTTACCATCAAAATCTTTAATTTCTTCATAGATTTCTTGTTTAAAATTCTTAATGTCTGAAAGTGGGTACCCAGTAATACAGCTATCGTAACGATTAGCGATTACGGTATCTTGCAACTCTAGCGTGTATTGAACCACTGTCTTACCTTCACAGAGGGCCGCGGCTCCAAGGTGAACCAACACCATACTTTTGCCTGCGCCAGTCGGAGCAATCACAACTCCCAGCTCGCTCTTGCCCAGACCACCGCCGACGATCGCATCAATATCTTTCCAACCAGTCGTGATTGGGTTTCTGTGTTTTGGTTTGAATCTTTCCTCAAAGTCAGCCATGTAATCATAACCAAAGTTGTTCTCGGAACCAAGTTTAAGTGAGTCATTGATAACCTTGGAGATCTCATCAAAAGAGCAAGTCTGTAATAAGCCAACAGACTTCATCATAGCTTCCTTAAGATTTTGCTTTCTGCAGAAATCTAACGAAGTTTCTTTGATATAATCATCTTCCGATAGCTCGCGAGTATGAATACGAGCAAAATAATCACGGACCTGCTTTTGTGTAACTTCGTCTTCCGCTTCAAGCTCAGTGCGCACCATGGCCATCATTGCTTCCACGGATGGATGAGTATTGTATTTATTTCGATACGTAACAATCTTCCGTAAAAAAACTTGAAGATATTCAAGTTCTAAGAAGTTGATGTCCAGCACCTCTGTTATCTGATCCGCGAACGGCCTATCTTCAAAAATTAACTGGACAAGCCCTTCTTGGAAGGATTTGCCATACCTTCCGAAGCTTGCTTTTTCTGCGTTCATTGATGCCCTCTAGTTGTGTTTGTAATTATAGCTGATCATTCGCGAATGTCAAGGTAATATAAAATTTGTTAATTTGCTTTGTCAACACATTCGTAATTAATTTTATTTAACTGTGACTTAAGATCTTCCCAATTTAACTCGCCAAATCCGTCTTCACGCATCATGCGAATTAGCTCTGTCCTATTGAAATCACACTCAAAATTCGTTACTGCTTCTTGTGTAAACTGCTTTGCTTGAACAGACATTTGGGGCGCGTAAAGTTGCATCATTTTATAGTTATGTTCCACCAATTTTTTATTCTCGATCACATTGTTATAAAACTGTACACGCGATCCTTTCGTGCTCTTGACGCAATAGTCAAGAACATCAGGGATGTTGTAATCCTTATCCTCTCCAAGAAACGGAAGGCGCTTTTGGATTGTTTTTAATCCTGCGCCCTTGATACCGGGCAGATTGTCCGATGCATCACCGGCCATTGCACGGGCTAGCGCCATGTTGCGAGGGTGAACACCAGTCGTATCAACGATGCGCTTTGTGTTTAGCATCTCATTGACAGTAGGACGCCACAGAACTGTCTCTTCATCGCACAACTGCATGAAATCCTTATCGTTTGATACGATAATCTTTTGCCAGCCCTCGTAGTGCTTCATCTGCGTAACATAAGAGATAATGTCATCTGCTTCAATCTGAGGTATTAGCACTTGGATGATCGGCATCTCATTCATATACTCAATGATCCGCTTTTGTTGCCACATCTTGTTGGCGAGTTCTTCGTCTTCCGTCAGATTGCGGATAGCGCGGTTAAGGCGAATAGGCTTTCTACCTGCCTTGTAGTTCTTGTCCATGGTCTTGCGCTTGCGGGAGCCATCGGGACCATCCCATGCGATAATAATGTTGTCTGGCTTAGTCTCCCGAACCAGCTTTTGTAAAATCTTAATAAATCCCTTCAGTCCACCAATGGGTTGTCCGTTGGATGAGATAGACGGGTCAACAATGTAAGCGCGCAGGTATGCGTTTAGCGCATCAACAATCAATACTCTTTTCATACTGCCTCCTTTTGATTTAGTATATCACGATATCGCAACAATGCCAACTCCTTATGCTTAGCCTCAATCATAACGTCGATGCAGTGCCCATAATCGTTGAACGAGTTTACCACGTAGTCAGAGTGTGCTTGGGGCTTAATCTTGGGGTTATCATACTCTACTGAACGCGACTCAGCATAGTGAACAACAGGAATAATCATCTTAGGCCACGTTGACAACGCCATTTCTAGCGCTTCTTGCTCGGTCTGACCGCCTGGGTGTAGCATATGGTGGTGGTAGTCGAACACAATCGGAATACCGATGCGCTTGTACACACCTTCGTACAGCTCCTTGGTGGAGTATAGCGAAGCCTTGTCATCGTTCTCGACAGTCAAGCGTGCACGCACATTTTCTGGCAGGCGTTCAAAGTTGCGACAGAAAGTATCAAGGGCCTTGGGCTTGTCGCCATAAGCCGCACCAACGTGAATGTTAAGTTTAGCGTAGGGCGTGCGAGGCAAACCAATCATGTCAAACAAATCACCATGCACTTTAAGATCCTTGTAAGTCAGTTGAAACACGCGCTCTTTGGGAGATGCAAGCTTGTTGAAGGGACCAGGGTGAGAAGTTAGGCGCATATTGTGCTTTCTGGCAAAATTGCCGGCACGTTTGCATGCGGCAAGGATTGCGCCGTAGTCTGGTAGTTCTTCCATTTCATACTCGCTGGCCCACGGAATCATGTCTGACGACAAGCGATAAAAGTAAATGTTGTTCTCAAGGTTCCATTCCAAAATTGTGTTAAGATCTCGCACGTTTTGTAGAGCAAGCTCAGACGCATAGCCGATGCCTTTCTCAAGGAATGTGCGCTTGATCATAGTTCTGTTAGTAGTAATACGCTGCTTCTTAGGACGATCAGAGAACGTCTTGTTGATGCATGCGTAGCCATAGTTTCTCATAATTTGTAGCTCCCTGCAAATTTACTGTTGATGGTAAAAACGACCCGCTTTATGCCTACATACCGCATTGCTGCTTCGCACATAGAGCATGGTCTTGATAACTTGTAATCATTTTGCTTTCCTATTCTCGCCACATATACTGTGGCTCCGTAAGTTAGCTTTCTATCCACACCTAGTATGGCACCAAGTTCTGCGTGAACGGTGGCTTTTCCTGAGTTTTTATCTCGGAAACGCATACCGAATGCACAGTAACTATTTTTATTTATGCTAGTGTTGATGACAGAGCCACCCTTAACCAACACGGCGCCATGGCGATAGTCTTCGTCAGACTGTAGTGCTACTTTTTTAGCATGTTCAAGGTAGCGACCTACACGGCCCCTATACTCGTGAATCTTGTCTGCTGACAAAATAACCCCCTCAAGTTATAATATATTATAACTGTTTGAGGGGGCTAGGTCAAGAGTTTTTTTTCAAAATCTGAAAACAACTACCCATTTTCCACGATGGTGGTTCCATCGCCACATCAAATGAGGGCGATGATGTGTCATCACCCAATGCCCGCGATAAAAATACACCGAATGAGCGGTGCGAGCTTTCGGAGGCCGATGTGGCTTAGCCACATTATAAGAATGGTGCCTGTGTCTCACATGCACGTGAGTTCTTTTTTGATGAGAATGGTGAGCGTGAGGACGCGCATGCGTATGAGGCTTGTGTGCCCTATGTGCTTCCGCAACATTAAGTTGCGTTGCCAATAGTAATGTTGTGAATAGTGAAACCATAATTTACTCCTTATGTGGTACTGTTAGATCTTCAGGTTCTGCATAGTAAGAGTCTGCACTTCCTTCGCGTTTGTCGAACTTCTGTACAATCTCTTCATCCATCAGACGTATGACCCTGCTCTTAAATTCATCATCAGTTGAAATTAATTGAGTCCACTTAGATGGTTGAAACTTCTTTTCGTATCCGTCCGGCAACTTTAACGTATACCATGCACCCGCAGAAGTTAGATGCTCAGACGATTTAATTGCATCAAACCAGCTTTCTTCGTCTCGGATGCCGACCTCATTACCCCATAGAATACGAAAAGCACAAGATCTACCTTGAGTTCCGAAACGGGACTTCTCAAGTTTAACCTTGACCTCGGATCCGATACGGAAGCCTTTCTCGTCTGTAACAAACGAAGACTTAGCTTTGCGTCCCGTGAGCCAGATACGCAAAGAATACGCATAGTGCATCGCCTTTCCGCCTGGAGTAATATAGGGTGTTGTCATTGCAACAATACGCGCTGTCGGTCCCTGTGGAATATTAGTTTTCAGCTGATTGAGGACAATGAATGTCGCCTGCTTATCAGCGATTGGGATCGTCAGCTTCGACATTCCCTTTGCGAGAATACGTGCCTTCATCGCCATCGAAGATTGTGGATTGAAGTCACCTTCAACGTCAGAGATTGCGGGCGTAAATGCCAGAGAATCCCAGATAAAGACTAACTTATCATCAGTTGCTCCAAGCAACTCCTCAATCATCTCCAAAACAAACTCAACAGAGGATGCCTGAACGTACATTAGACGCTCTAAATCGCAGCCTGCTTGCTCTAAAAAACTAGGATCGATTGCAGATTCAGAATCAAAATATACAACTAATTTTCCTTGCTTCTGGGCGTTGGCCGCGATCTGTGCAGCCATGTAAGATTTACCTGTGGCTTCTAATCCGGCAATTTCTGTGACCTTGCCAACTGGAATACCCGCAACTCGACCTTTACTAATAATACAGTCAAGCCATCGCGATCCTGTTGGAATCCACTCCTTTACTTGTGTAGGGTTATCACCTGTTAAGTCGTGCGCAACATTCCTACCTGCCTTTTTGTTTACTAAGCTCATTAAATCGTGCAAGGCGACACGACCTGCTTTTGCTTTTGCTTTCTTTGCCATAATGCCCTCTGGTTAAAAAAATGCGGCAGACTTTTCACCGGTCTGCCAGCGGCTTTTGCTTACTCAGCGACGGCAGCGGTGTCGTCGCCAGTATCTTCATCAGCGTCCCCGCATGCGCTCATCAAAGCACACGCGGCGATAAGTACAACGTACTTCATAATCCCTCCTTTGTATAAAATGTGGCAGAGTATTTTAACCCCGCTCTGCCATCGGTCCTAGACTCGCCTATTTACTATTAGCCTGTCATCAACTCATCGAACGCACGGTCTACATCACTCTTACCATTGGTGGCGCCGTACTTGGCTGTCTCAGAAGAGCGACTTTCTGCGGAAGAACTTCCCGAAAGCTGCTCATCGAGGATTGCGTCGACCTGGGATGGACTAAGACGCTCAAAGAGATTGTCAAAGTCAGGCATGCGATCGAGGAGGGCGGGGA